AAGATGAACCATGTCAAAGCAATAAGCCATATCACGTAATCATTCATTAGTAGCCTGCCTGTTTCAATAGTTTCACTAAGTCTTCTAAACGCACAAGCGCATACTGGTCGGCAGGGTTGCCATAGTTACGGCGTTTCGCCACGACTATACCTATCTCTGCGTTCGCGTTCACTCGTTCGTTCTCAGCCTCATGTAACCAGCCCGAGAAGTTGAGTGTCTTGTGGTTCTTGCATTCCCACACAAGACGCGGGTCTGTTCCTGCGATGTCACCCTTGTCTAACGTGCCATGCAACGTGCGTCGCTCAACATGAGGATAAAAGTTCTTCAGGTAATTGACAACGAAAGTCTCAAAACTAGTTCCCTTGGCTCGTTCCTTGGACATTCTTCACCTCCTGCTGTAAGAGTTGGCGAAGCAAAGCACTACGCCCTACGCCACGCTGTTGGCACAACTGTGTGAGTACCTCGTGTTGCTGTGCGGTGATACGCAACGCAATCATCTTGACTGAACGGTCTTTACCTGTTGGGTCTACGGTTCGTTTCGCAGCCATTACTATCCACCTTCATTCTTCAATGCGGTGAATGAGTCACGCAACAAAGGCAACTGTGACTGCATGATGATGCCGTCCCAATTTAGTTTCGCTTTAGATGCAACGATGGCTGGGTCTAAACCAATCTTGTCGCAAGCATCCACGAACTGTTTTACCTGTGACTGGGTGAGAGCCTTGTCTGCTTCAGGTTCTGCTGGTGTCTCAACCTTTGCAACCTTTGGCACTACTGCCTTACTACCGACCTGTGCTTTGGCGGGTGCATCGTCTGACTCCCACTCCTGCTTCGTCCATAGTGCGAGGCATACACCGAAGCGCATAGCCGCATTACGAATGAAGTCGGACGCAAGTTCCTTGAGTAAGTCAGGCTTTGATGCTTGGACTGAGCCGATACCGAGACGGCGTACACCGTGAATGGTCATCCATCCAGCCATGTGTGCCATGCCGTTCTCTACACGGTACGCAGGTAGCCCGTCATTGTCGAACGCTACTGGTTCCCATGTCCACATTGAGTCAATCTCAATCAACATCTTTGTGACATCGGCGTGACCTACGAAATCAAGTTGGGTTCCACCGCGAGGTAGTTTGCCAATAATCTTTGGGTCTGGTACGCCATACTTGCCGAGGACTTCTTCTAATTTCATGCTCGTTCTCCCTTGAGTAATAGTGTTCTATTGGTTACTTGCTTACTGTATTTGTCTGCAATTGCTGGCTCTAAAGCCTTCAATGATTTGATGTCAAGTGACTGCCACGTCTTGCCTTTCCATGTGGCAACCATCGTGCCGTTCACCGTAGCGTATTCATTCTGCCCAATCAAATCGCAGAGTTCTGCTTTCAACTGGTCCTCAATGACGCTCAGTTCCTTAACCTGTTTCTTTACTTGCTTGAGTCGGGCGACCAAGTCAAGAGTGTCAGGTGGCAGTTCAATCGTGGTGTCCGTTGGACGTTGGTAGCGGGTCGTGATGGTTTCGTACGACCACTTGACACCTTCAGGTGTGATGCCCAAATCGCAGGATGCCAGCCACTTTCCGACTGCTTCAATGTGCTCATTCTTTTCTCCTTCGCTAATCATTTGTTCGTGTATATAGAAACTCATGCTTGAATCAAACACACCCCATGTCACCTGACTTACGTCAGCACAGATGGCTTGCTGGATACCTTGGATACGCCAGTAGTCGGGCAGTTCGCCTGACCATTCACGGTTCATGGTTTTGATTTCAAGTATCTTGCGGTCATCACCGTTCTCATAGAAGCCGTCAAGGGTGGCAATCATTCGCGCACCGTTGTCGGTTTCGCAAGCAAACATTTCTTCAGGGGTGAAGAACTCAATGCCTGTTCGGTCTATTGCCCACTTGATACAGAGTGGTTCAAGGTCGTTGCCACGGGTCATTGCCCATGTTGGCGGGATAGGTGCAGGGGGTATGTCACCTAACAGTTCTGCAGCGTACTTGTCCATCGGAACAAATGGGTGTAGCCCGTAGATTGCGGCTACTGCTGATGCTGATACTCGTTTACGTTTCTGTTCATCCCAGAAGCGGATGTCAAGCCAGTCTTGTTCTCCGTGTGTGGGTTTGGTTATGCGGAATCGTTTGATTTCCATTTGCTTCCCTTCGTTGTAAGTTGATGCGTCTCACCTTACAGACAAGTAATACTGTTTGTCAAGTATTATTTGGAAAAACTTTTAGCGTCTTCACCATCGCCACAGGAATGCATAACACACCATCCACGTCATCGCTATCTGTTTTAGATTGGTAGATAGTTACATGGTCAGGCTTGCCACCTAGTTCTACTGCTAACAAGAATCCGCAACTGGTTACGATGCACGGGTCTTGGTCGATGTCGCTCAATGGTGTCCATGTAGATGTCGCGGCGTGCGCGTCCATCCATGTGACCATGACTATCGGGTGGGTTAGCCCTTCTTCCATGTCAAGAGTTTACTGTCTCCCGCGGGCGCGAGGATGCGATAAGCAGGCGGTCTAGTTCGTTGAGTGCCTTGAAGAATTCGTCTTCTTCGGGACGGGAAACCCTTGCGGTTACTAGGTATTTGCGGATTGTCTCTAAGGTTTGGCGAGTCATAGGACCGACCAAGATACCAGCCTATTGAATTGTCTTGCGATTACCGCGGGTGATTTTTTACGTGCTCACTCAATTGGTCAGACACTTTGTCTATCTTGTACTCAACAGAACCCTGCTTCTTGTACACCATCTTCAACATGCCCATAACTATCTCGTGGTCTTTGGTGTTTTCTTTTTTTAGTTTCTGTATTAAGACAGTTAGCAAACCAAAAAAACCAGTAATAACAGCAACCCCAATAGAGGCAATCCCAGTATCCACATCAGGCTACTTTACTCGCAAGATAATCAAGAACACGCTGGGGCTTTGCATCGCCACACACGTAACGCAAATGCCACGGCTCACTTGGCACTACTTCCCAAGAGAAACCAAACGACACAGCATTCTTCTTCAACCATTCCAAACGTGCGCCGTTAGCGTTAGCAATGTCAATGGCAATCCCGAGGTTATGCTTCGAGGTCCCAGGCACCGCCAACATCGCCATCTTTGGTTTCAGATACCATGCTTGACCTTTGTAAACGCGAGGCTTCTGCCCTGCAATTACTTCGGTGGTGTATCGCTGGAAGAATCCGTACTCTTGAACCGCAAGTGAGCGATATGTGTCCGCTGGGCTTGTCGGACTGAGGTCAATTCCTTCAGCATTTGCTGCCGCATCCATTGCTTCGTATGCGTCTGCGGCGCAATGGTGCAACATTCCTTTGCCTTCAATCTTGCGAAGAAGTTTCGGAGGGAGTTCACCAGGTTTCGCGTTCTTAAGACACGAACAGAGTTTGACATCGATGATGGGAAGGTCATTGCCTGCCTTCTTCTTCAACGCCATTACTCGGCTACTTCAGGCTTTGCCTTAACTGCACCCGTGAATGCGAGTTCGATTTCCTCTTTGCTGAGGGAACCGTCAACGCTGAAACGCAACAACTTTTCTACTACCTGTGCGCATGCCATGATGCCAGCAAGTGCTGCTGACTTCCATAGTTGGACACCGATGATGGCTCCACCTGCTACAGCCGCCAATGCGGATGAGCCAAAGAGTGCAACGATGCGGAAGATGATGTTTTGAAGTTTTGCCATGACTAGTCTTTCTTTGAGAATGTGAGTATTGAGTGTACCAAAATGACAGTACCTGTAATAAGGGTTGCCTGTCTTAAGGTAGGACCAGAGAGGGTAATCAGGACCATGCCTGTACCTGCCCATGTCCATGCGTTATCTACTAGGTAGTCCAAGATTTTTCTCATTAGCGTCTAATTCTAGTACCTGCGGCGGCGAGGGTTATCCCTGCTGTGACGGCGATAAGGGTGCGGCGTGTGCCGACAGGAATGTTTGAACCGACTGGGACGTAGGTGTCTAGGGCTGACTTGAAAATGTCGATGGTGTCTTCAAAGGTTTCACGAATTTCGGTAGGTGCATCCTGTACCGCAGCGATGAGTTCTTCGGTCTGGGCATCAGACAGTTCGGCTACGTCCAACGCCTCAAAGATTTGTGCTGCTTGCTCGGTGCTAACTATTGCAAGCACTTCAGGGCTGGACGCGAGGGCGGTTGCCTGCTCTTGGGATGGTTCCTCAGCAAGCAGGGATTCAATGACCTGTTCAACCTGTTCTGGGCTGAGTTCGGCTAGGGCTTCTACAAGGGCTTCTGTGGTTTCCGCCTCTGCTATTAGCGAATCCACTTCTTCGTCGCTTAGAGGGGCTTCTAGGGGTGTCTCAGGGGTTTCTGGCAGGGTTGTGTCTACGACTGGTTCTTCTGTAGTGTCAGGGTATGTTTCATCTGTCGTGGTTGTTTCTTCGGGAAGCGTCGTTTCTGGCGTGGCTTCCTCTACTGGTATCTCTGTGGTGTCT